ATACAGTTTCCAAGACAGAACTTCATAAGCTCTTCATCAAACAGCAGCATACGCTCTGTAGCAAGTTTCTTAAGTTCTCCAAGCGGTACAGATTCTGTTCTGTGGCCTTGACGAACTTTAAACACCCCGAACGGTGAATTCTCTGCTTCCCATCTTGCTACGAAAGCCTCAGCATTGTAAGGGTCGTATCCAAAAGCTTCGACAGTATATTCATTGTCTATGATGAACTTGTCGAGATCTTCATAGACCTCCATCATGTCCAGCACTACGCCTTCCATGACGACTAGACTGCCTTCTCTAATAAAATCTTCATATTTAGAGCGCATAGCTTCTGGCAATTCACGCATAGTGACTTCTGTGATGTATGCTCTTGTCTTAACTCCGAAACATCCGTTTCTAAGAGGGAACAAGAATGTAAAAGAACAGAAGTCATCGCCAAGAGAAAGGTCTGCGCCCATAGCACAAACCATACCTCTATAGCTTCTATACCGATGCACGAATGTTTCTTCATATGTAAAGAAGTATGTGTAACCTTCCAGAGGTATACCAAACCTCTTTGCAAGAATATCGTTTCGTTCGGAAGGAACCTTTTCGGCCCTTTCAACTTCTCTCTGATACTTTTCATATGTGACTGTTGCACCGATGTTCGGATTTGCTTTAAGCCACATGTCGGGGTTTTTAACTTCGCTTACATCATCTAGTCTGTAATAAAAGATAGATACGTTCGGAGCAATGTATTCACCCTTTAAGATGTCAATTAACTCCATTTTGATGGTATCGCCAATTCCATTTCGTACGGTACCTTCTGAGCTCATCGCAAGGATAATATAGTCGTCTAACTTAGACGCGCCCTGGTCAATAGCTCCTATTGGGTTCTCTCGTATTGTGCCAGAGAGCCATTCGTCAAGAGTGTTGTACTTTGTACGAAGGCCCTGAAGCTTGTCTATGCTAAGCGGTTTGACCGTTAGAATAGATCCGGTAAGAAAGTTCTGAATACCATCTTTTGTAGATGCAAGCTTTACACGCCTGGCTTTTGACCCTGTAGTATTGTTGATAGACCCCTCTGTTAAGAACTTAAATAAGGGCCCTCTAGCCCTTGTAATAGACGTTTTTATGGGCGACATAACCTCGTTGGCCTGTTTCATTGTCGGCGCAACGGTTATTTGCTCTGTAGTAGACGTATCACAGTTAAGTCCATATGATTGAACACACGAACCATACATGGATTTCGCAGCAGCTCTTGCGACAATTAAATATTAAATATTTATTAGTCTTCGCTTTACTCTTTTTCTAATATAGCGTATGTGCCCGGTCTCTGGATCTTTGGCAGGCACAGTTCTATCTTCAAAGTAATACCATCCGTATAACTGCTCCGCCCACAACTTAAAAGAGTCCAACAATTCCAGATCAGATCCATCCGTAAGTGTAAGTTCGTTATTACAATATGCTATAAAACCCTCAACCGCCATGTCGTCATAGAACACGGCGGGATTATCTATGAGGGAATCTATGCGGTTCATCTCTAATGAGATGTAATAATTTACAGGGATTTCGCCACGCATCACGGCATCGCGAAATTGTTTGTAATAAATCGGCGTTGCCGTGTTAGATAACATTATTAATCAGTCCTTTTAGGCTTCCGGTGCAAGAGTGATACTGTTCATTGTGTACTGCTTTCTAACCGGTCTATAGCCTTCTTTAGTTACTTCCACAATAACTTTCGGGAACGCTTTCTTAACTATAAGAACAATGATTCCATCCTCATCGAGGGTAGTTCCATTGATTTTGATCGTGGCATCCTCAGCATTTGTAACGCTCGCGTGAAGTGCGATGTAATTACCTTTCTGCTCATCAGGATCTCCAGAGAATCCTGTGTAACCAGTTACGTACTTAAGATGACCTGTGATCTGGTCGTTCCAAACTCTGATATTTTCCTGAAGATCACCAACAACTTTACCAAGAAGATCTGTGTCGGCAGCGATATCAACATCAAGAACTACGTCAAGAGCTTCTGTTTTAATTGCGCCGTTAGGAAGTTTACTTACGGCGTCTTCGATGTTTTTAGACAGTACCTCGGTACCGGAATAAGCATCAATCTTATCTACTATTGACATTTTGATTTCTCCTTAAAAATACAAGAGGCGCAACCCTCATCAAGAAAGAAGCGCCTCAAGTGAACAACTTATTACTCGGCCATGAATTCACGCATGTATCCACGAATCAGGTCTTTTTCCTGCTCATTTTGAGCATTCTCAAGTTCACGCTCCATAGCTTTGTACATACGATCTTTTACGCTGTGACCGCTGTACCCATAGGAGTTGCCAGCCACGGCATGAGGCATTGGCATATTATATTCTGGCATCATTCCATAGCTGCCCATATAATAACCGCCGTTCGCCATGCCATCGCTTCTACTCATGTAACGGCCTGTCATAGGGTCTCTTCCTCTCATCTCGGAATAGCCCATAGGTCCATTCATTTCACGCGACTTATTTAAATTATTGATTTTCTCCGATATGCAAACCGCTTTATCCACTATATCAAGTTCGGAAAGAGACATGTCGCCTTTATCTACAATTTTTAGTACTTCGCGATCAATCAGCTCATCTAATCTTTTAAGAGTAGTATCGTTCACTGTTTCCTCCTTCCTAACGTGTCACTGCCAGATCAGGCCTTGTGATAATTATGTTCGCATTTTGAACAAGTATCGGCTGCTCTGAAGTATTTCTTACTGTAACGGTCTGACAGCATCCATTCCAAACGGTTGCATTTATAGCTCTGCTTACGTTGAAGAATTCTTCAACTGCTGTAGGCGTCACTATCATCGTGCTTGCCGGAAGAGTGGAGCCGTCTAAAGCGATTGCAACCGATATTGCTTCTACTTCTCCGCCTGTGGGGATAGCAATATTGGCGCCGAAGTCAATAAGATATTCGGCGTTTTTGCCTTTGCACCTACAACCATATCTAGTCGGAACCCAACCGCTTAAAAGGAAGTTTCCTGTATCATCAGTATGTTTAACAAAGCCTCTTTCGCATGGCTGCGGAGAAGCTGTAAAGATGACTGACTCACCAGGATTTACTGTCTGTAGAGCATTCGCAGTAAATTCCGCCATGCTATCACCTCCTTACGCGCCGCAACCGCAGCCGTTATATACAGGTGAACAGCAATTCGGATTCTGCACCATATACGCCGGAACAGGCGTCGGATTGAGATACTGTTCCAGAGCTGCTGTCTGAGCAGAATTGTCCGCCAGGATCCTTGCGGTCTGAGCCGTCTGCGAAGCCTGCAGATTAGCCATGTTAAGCTGTGTTCTCAGATTCTGGTTCTCTCTGCGTTCAGCATCGAGCTCCTGCTGGCACATCTTATCGAGAACCGTCTGAATTCCAGCTTGTACAGCCGCTCTATCAGCACATGCCTCTGTCGCTATCGTATACTTCAGATCAGCAATAGCAGCTCTGTTTTCGCAGCAACAATTCTGCTGATTCATAGCGATTGTGTTAAGCTGGTTTGTAAGATTGGCCTGAGTGTTGCATCTGGAAATTTCAGCATTAGCGAAACCGTTGGATACAGCTGTCGTGAGGTTGTTAAGTCCGCCCATCACAGCCTGCTGATCGAAGCCTCTCTGAACGTCATTGTTAATGACCGCTGTCTGACCGCCATTTCCGTATCCGCCCCATCCATTGTTCATGAATGCAAACAGGAACAGAATGATGATCCAGTAAGAGCCATCGTATCCTCCGAAAGCTCCGCCTCTGTTTTCTCCGGTTACTGCCGCGATGTCAGCAACACTAAGCCCTTCGTTTGTGAAAGCCATGTTTGGAATCACTCCTTTTTACAAATAAAACAAAAGAATTAACTATCGTAAATTCTTCTGAAACTCCTGAGCCATTGCACTTAACTGATTAAATTGCTCCTGAGTCATTTGTCCGGAATTCAAAAGACCAAGAACTTGTTGCTCAGGATCTTGTTGAAGCTGTTGCGCGAATTGCATAACGTTGCTTCTTGTGAGAAGACCTGAAAGCATTAGCTCCTGGGCTTTCTGAATTGGGTTTCCGTTTAACAGGTTTGCCGCTTGCCGAACATTCTGAAGAATATTACCGGTGTTTGATGGCGTATTTCCAAACATTTGATAAAGAGGGTTTACAGTTCCATTCATCACTTATTACCTCCTTTGTTCTTATTCCTATTTGCAAGGGCCGCGTTGACCTTTTCTTCTACGATTCGGTCTATATCCTCCATTTTGACGAAATTTGATTCTGCCTGAGGTGCAGTCTGCTGTTGTGCAGCACGAGGAGCGAAGTCGTAGATTTCCAACGGGAATGGTCTTCCTGAAGCATCTGCTTTCTTTATGTAGAATGTCTGAGCTTCTGAATCCATCATTAAGACAGTAGCGCCCGGTGCTATCGGGTAAGATCTGGCCGCCTGTTCACCAGATACCCACACAAACGTGTTTGGTTGTTGTGTTTGCGTAGGTTGAAAGTTAATCGAATTCGGTGCTGTCGTAGAATATGACTGCGGATAATACTGAGCAGCCGGTGTTTGGTTGAAATATGCCATGTTTAGGTCTCCTTTCGTTTCCAGTAATACAACGGTATCTCGTTGCCTGAGTCCCAGGCGTCGTAGTAATCCCCGTTGATTACAGCTACGACATGACTGCCAGTTCCGAGAATGTACTCACCATAAGGATGGTCATAACAAAAAGACCTTACCGTGTAACAGTAAGGACATTGTGGAAGTAGTGTTTTCTCGAATCCTATATCGTGGAGATATCGTTCCCACGTATAGTTAGCAGACATCATGTCTTTTACGATAAAGCCTTTTAGAGCTATATCTAAGTATGTATCATCCCACGAGTCTCCAGTTATCTTTGAAATGGCACGTATCGTGCAATCTCCAGCTACCCGATTAGCGGGATTTGGATTATAGTAAATGTAGGCCATTTAAGATGCCTCTTCACTTGTGATAACCTCAATCCGCCACTCAAGCTCTTTTATCTCTTTATCTATAGCGTCGAGAACAAAGCTGTTTGTTGGCGGATCGAATATTTTTCTGGTTTTAAGATATATGAATTGTTTTACTAACTGAAGATACTTATCGTCTTCAATGTAATCGTCCCATGTTGTATCTTTATCGGCCATAAAACCGTCAGAAGGTCCTACGCCGAGCTGCGTAAGGACATTGATTGCGGAGTTAATATGAATTAAGATATCTCCATCGAAATGGGTGTATAATTCAGAAGGACCGAGCATAGAACGAACTGTGTCTAAGATTTTTTCGTTCATAAAGAAATCCTCTACTATCTTATTCTTTTACCGCCTTTGCTATGCTTTGAATTTTTGTAAGCATATCTAGCGGCCAGTTTCTTACGTCTGTCATCGTACATATTCTCTCGATTTTGCTGAACGGTTCTTTCAACTCTCTTCCCTCGTTTTGTAAGACCTGATATAGCATAACGGCTATAAGAATGAGCATAAGGATGCACAACACTATCTAGCATAACCCTTCCTCGATCTCTTCTTAAAACGCGCTTCGTTGCTTTGTATTCGGCTTTCTTAACAGCTTTTTCACTACTATTAGGAGCTTCTTTAGCTTTTTCTATTTTCTTAGCATTTTTAGCTGCTAATTTTGCATCTCTATTTTTTCTTGTTTCAGCAACTTTGTTTTGAATAGTTGACGGATTAATTTCTACTTTTGCAAGCTTCTTATTTAGTTCAGCGGTACTAAGATGCCCGTATTTTTCTTTTATTTTTTCTTTCTTGTAATTAACTTTGGCCTCTTCTTTCGCCTCTCTTAATTTATTAACTCTTTTGTCTGAGTCTTCGGTAGCTCTTATAGCGGCTTTTCCAATCGAAGTGTGGGCATTAATTCCTAAACCAAGTTTTGCCCCAGCTATAGGATGAATCGCTCTGTTTCCGACCAAGCCTAACCTACGACGCCTCAACTCGCCCCTTGCTTTTATATAAGCCTCTTTAGCCTTAACGACATCTGCACCATGATGGAACGGATTCTTACCAGAACCCCATTTATAGCGGCCGGAGCGTCTTGGCATCCCGTAATGATAAATCTCAGAATTATACACTATCATTTTCTATTTCTCCTCTTTTCTATGCCAAATGGGTCTGCGTAAAAATCAGCAACATTATTTGCAGTCTTAAATGTATCGTTTACAAATTTCATTGTCTTCCCAGTAAGAGTAACAGCACTTTCAAATTTTTCTTTTCCGCTTTTCACATCTTTATGATCGATGTTCATAAGTTGTTTTTTATAATTAGCTCTCATCACAGCCCGACTAAGTTCCTTATCGGACATATACTCAAAATTCTTTCGTATATCTTTAGCATTTCCTTTGGCTATGATATCATTCAGCTGCTCTGTGGACGGTTTTTTATTATGGTGCTGTCCGCCATCCGATCCGTGATGATAAGGGTCTTTACCAGAGCCCCACTTATACCTACCGGACCGTCTTGGTATACCATAGTGAATTAACTCATTGTACATCTTTAAAACTCCTATATTCGTAATGCTTTCCTGGCGGCTAACGCTGCCGAAGAAACTACTTTATCGCTTGTTCTAGTCTTTCGAACTTTGTCCGGAATGATTTGTTTCATGTCGAACACGATTACAGGGCTTTCCGCTTTAAAGCCTCCATAAATTGCATCGTTCGTATCTAGAACAGCACCGTAGCCTTTTGCTTTGCACTCATTAAAAAACTTGGTCCTTTGCACTCGCATGTCGTTTCCATCACGAGAATTGCCGTTTCCGTCGTAAGGTATACAATAATTAAACATTCTGTATACTTTCGTCAAGTCCTCTGATGTAGGCGTATACGACGAATCCTTCATTTTATCAAGAACGGCCTTGGATTCTCTGTATCCTTTAAACTTGTATTTGTCTTTTACAAAGTAGCTTTCCATTCGTTTACTATCGGTGACAAAATTGTAAAAATCTCTGTTTTTAGTAAATAAAGACTTGAAGATTTCGGCACCACTATCCTCACTAGCAACTTTCATGTCGCTCTTGATGCGGTTATCTATTTTCTTCTTAAAACACATTCCAGTACCTATCTTATTACCATGTTCGTCAACGACATCCATTGGAACTTTTTTGTTAAATAAAGCCTGATACTCGGCTTTATCGAGTTTTGTATGCGTCGCATAAAACATGTCAACGTTTTTAGTTCTGTTCTCGTCGTAAGATAAAGTTCGCAATGTAGTTTTATCTCGAGAAAGAGTGGTATCGAAATGTTTTTTATTGTATATGCTATTTTTATTATGCCGATATCGATATTTCTTTCTGCGTTCGCTTGGCGAATAGCTACCGCCCTTTAAAGGATAAGGCGGACCGTTTCTCTGACCCCACTTCTGGCCTCGTATACCATGATGATATAGTTCTATATTTCTCACCATAGCGTTGTATCTCCTTCATGTCGTTCTATGAATTCATTTTGAAGCAACTTTTGCGCATCGCCATAGTGAATGGCCTCGTGCGTTGGGCTTCGCCTACAAGTTATAACGTTCTCTGGGTCCATAAGGGAAGGATCTCTATTGAGAACCTGCTCCTTCGTAATCGGGTTGAGATGATGGATAAGCAACTGACCTTTTCTATGTATTGGTCGGTCTTCTATCCCAAGGTCACATGCATTGTCTCGAAGAATTATCTGATTTCGAAACCTCCTCCACTCCATTGAATTGTAAAAGATCTGGTTGAGATATCTATCGGCTCCGAAAGTATCCAAACCAACCTTGCCACTCATTTTGAGGTACTCAAATCGTTCCTCGAAAGTTGGGATTGTGATCAATTCACTATAAGTTCTAATCATAGTCACCACTACTCCCCGTATACAGCTTCATAGCTTCTATTGCATTGTTGTACAACTCTTCGATTCTCTTCGTTTGCTCGATTGCTTCGACCTTTGCCATCTTCAACTTTATATCAGCTTCTAATTGCTTACGTTCCAGCTTTGCTTTTTCAGTTCCGAGCGCCAGATAGTGATTTACAACTGATGCTGGAGCTCTATCCTCTAACATCCAACGCTCTGCAGTCCTCTCGGCAAGCGCAATCATCTGATTCTGTCTGGCTTCGTCTGTTTCAGCAGGTCTTATCTTATACATATCAAGACTTTCGTCTGACTTCTGCGCTTTTGCCATTAACTTTCAGCTCCTTTCATAACACTTTTCCACTATTTTTAGGGGGCGAATAACACTCCCGAAAGGACCCAAACAAAAAAGAAAAGCGTTGATGCATGACACCCCCTAAAAATAATGTAAAAGCATTTTCGAAAATTTCCCCCGGAGCATTTTGGAAG